CTCCTCCACCAATTGATAAAAAGTAATCAATACCTGCGTACTGATTCAAACCAAAAACTCTACTGATGATGTTAGACACCAATGTAGGTTCTTGGGCAAATACACTTCCTAAGTGATTTTCTGTCGTAAGGCCAGACCAACTCTTAGGAGCATACATTTGTAATGAACTAATTGTGTTTGCCATTTTAATTTAAATTTAATTATTACTTGTTGTTTATATAAATAGCTCCTATCGTAGAGATTTTCTCATAGTGTCAAAATTAACAGTATTTGAAGTACCTCTACTCGGTCTGGAACCAGTTTTTTTCGTACTCTTAATCGCGTCTGCCAATTTGCGTGTTGATTTAGTTGTTGACTGACGTTCAAATGCTGAAAAATCCCACTTAAGGACTGTAGCTAAATATGCTATTTTTAAGTCAAACTCAGGATCTTTTTCTCTCATTCTCATGATTTCATTTTTTCCATTACGGTCTAACTTAGTTATACCATTGTACAATAAATCTTTATCTTTTGGATTTAATTTGAACCCTGGTAATATTTCTTCTTTTTTAGTTATGTGAGTTTTTAAATCAGATAACCAATTTTTATGAGCTTCTATTCTCTGCTCTTTTTCTTGTTGCAGATTTATCTTCATCTTCAGGATCATATAAACCTGCAAAGATCATTCTCATCATTAAAGTAAGTACAATTAAAGATAATTCTC